TTAACCTCTTCTGCACTCGCATCTTTATAGTTAAACTCTGCAATCATTGACTGCAAAGTATTACCAACGTACTTAGTATGTGATGCAAATACTATATCTTCATCTACATTCTTATCAAACTTATAGGTAATTGTGTTGGGTGTGTATTCCTTACCACCACCAAATCCTATGAAATCACCTTGATAAACTCCCTTAATCCTAGGTAGTTTCTCATAACATAGATGAAGGATTGATGCAACCGCAGGTACATTACCATGATTAACTTCAATGTCATAGTGTGTATAATTAATCTTAACTTTTACCTTATTAAATACACTCTTCGTACCTACAAAAAACTTATTATTCTCTGGATTTATACCCCAAACAATTGCAGGAGCACCGTCATACTTTACTGACAGTTCACTACTCTTCTCTCTAAGGAATTGGATGATAGTGTTTGCACCATCTCTACCCTTATTAAGGATTGAATCTTCAGGATGTTCGAGGTGTTTGTTTTTCATACTTATAGTATGACAGATAATCACCCTAAAATCAAGAGGTCTTGTGACACTTTGTCAAGTGTCTCACTTAACCTGTTGTGTTCCCTTTCTTTTGTTAGTCTGTACTTTCTTACTTCCACGATCAAAACAATCTTGTAGTTCCTCAACTGCATCAACATTTGCTTCTTCTTTCTCTTCAGAATAGAAGAACAGTGCTTCACTTAAGAGGTTGTATTGTTGGTTGGTTAGTTTTAAATTAAGTTGGTACATTACTTCAATGGAATGTTAAATGCCATAACAGTTCTTCTCATCTCTGATTGATTATTTGGTGCCTCATGTAATAACATAGAAGGGAACATAAGTATATCTCCCTCCTCAACTTGAGGTGTTGCATCTGAATAGAATCCCGTCCAAGGATCAACATAAGGTGAGTAGAATTTAGTACCTTGATGATAGTTTGGATCAAATTCAAGAAACAAACAACATGATACATTTCCTACTCCATGATTATGACCACCATGATAGTGTCCATTATCATAACTTTGTGACCATAATTGCCAAGGTGATTCTTTAGGAGTACATAGTAAATGTTTTCTCTCTTCTGAATCATAACCCATTGGAGGTGGAACTATTATCTCACCTTGATTAAAGATGTCATTAAAATCATCTTTAAGAATGTCTATCCATTCTTCAAAGTAACTAGGATTACCCTTTTCAGTATAGAAATCAGTATGAACTGTATCTCCAGATTGTAACACACCATCATCAGAAAAGTCAAGTAGTGACAACAATTTGGGTTTCTTCTCTTCCCAATTTGTTATACTATACTTAAAAATGTTGATTTGAAATATAGGTGCGAGTGAAATTTGATTCATTTCTTTTTCCTCTGAATCCTATCTTTTTTTCTTAATGGTGTCTTTCTACCAGTCTTTAATTCTTTCTTCAACTGTCTAAGGTATTTCGCATGACGTTTGAGTGGATAAACCATAGACTCTAAATCTTTTAGAGTTCGTTTATCATCTCTATTCACATTACTCTATTTCCTCCCATATAATGTTACTTAGGTCATCAATCTTCCAGTCGGTAATATCATCCATAAAGAACCATTGAGGTTGTTGTTCCTCATCAACTGTCATCTCTGACAGTATTGATTCAGCATCTTCTAGTCTCAATTCATTAACTAATTCTTCCATTCGCTGTGCATATTGTGTCTCCACATTGTTAATGCAATTGTCACGAATCTTGTCAATTTGTTTCATGTTACTGAATAAGTTTGGATGGACGTTGTTGTAATCTAAAGTATGTTTCTTGTTTAGAATAGTTAGAACCACCAGAGTAATCTGATGAAGATAAATTAACAACAACTGTTAATAGTATTGCTGCTAAAATACCAGAACTAAACAAAATTACATTAGTATTATTATCATTCATCATTCTACCTTCCAGTGTTCATTACCTTTAACAGGAACCCAAAAATAGTATTCCCTTGTTAATGCTTTGAGGTTGATATATTTAATACCATCCTTAATCTGTTCATTTACAACAGTACATGTATGGAATTTATCCATCATATTTGTAAAACGATCCTCTGCACTATTTGTTAGTGGAGTCACGCAAACTCGTTTGATTTTAGTCTTGACTGTCATCAATGAACCTGACACTGTATATACATTAACATAGATTCAGTACAATGGAAATGTTATGTGACAGTTTCTTAACCGTCACTTTCTAACTTGACTTACTACTGGTTCTCCTTTATCAAAGATAGTATTAACGACAGTTTGTAACCTTCTCTCTGTACTTATACCAACGTTATTATACACTGGTACGAACATTTTACCAAATGGTTTCTTATAATTATCGAAATCACATGGTTTTAAGTTACCACTATCAATATTCTTGATGTCCTCTTTATGTAGTCTAATTACACGACCTATAGTTTGGGTCATGGTAATATAGTCAAGGTTTCTCATAAGAATACATGCAGTTAATCCACTGACACTAATACCTTCAGAGAGAATTGAGTGGTGAAACATGATAAACTTCTTATCAGGATTTGCACCCCATTCATTCATAATCTTGAAGAACTTATCCCTAGAAACTTTAACTCCGTTGATAATTGCACCATACTTAGATGTTATCCACAGTACATTATATTTCAATGCGTGACATTTAAGTTGGAAGTCAGTTTGTGTGAGTAAGTTACTAATATCTCTAGTAGATTTCGCAGTAACTAACACTTTATCCATGTTATCTTGTGTCTTCAAGACATCAATTAACATCTTATTATCCCTGACATGAGTATCACCAATGTGGTCAGAATACTTCATTGATTTAACTTGAGGTGGTATAATATACCCCTCATTGATAAGTCTTGGTGCAGGAACTTGTACTATTTCTTTACCAAATATCGGTTCAAAGTTCATCCCTACTTTATTAGGAGTGAGGGAATGTTTAGGAGTTGCAGTAAAGAAGTAACAACGATTTGACCTCTCTGATAGAGTCTGAACTGGTTCAATAAAGTTTCTTTGAACACTGTTATGTGACTCATCAAAGTATAGTGTATCAACATCAATGTATGACTCTACTATTCTCCCAAGAGAATGATATGTGGTAAAGATTAACTTATGTCCTCTAGTTCCCTTGTTCCAGAAATATATCTCTTCAACTTTTGTAGTAGATTGATGATTAGTCTCTCCACTATGTACATGCAAAACAGACACATTCTTAAGAACTTTCAAGAATTCAGTAGAAAGTTGTTCTGCAAGTAGGATGCGAGGTGCAACAACTACAATTGTTTTGTTACTCCCAGATCCCAAATTAAATAGGATACGTTCTGCATCCTTTATCATACATAGAGTCTTTCCACCACCAGTAGGAACTATGATTTGTCCCTTGTTAGTGTGTCGCATGACCTCTATGACTTCTTTTTGGTGTGTTCTAAGAGTCATTAAGTCTTTCGATCAATAAAATAATTATAAACTAAAAAACCCCCTAGTAGGGGGTTTATGTGACACTATTAGAACTGGTTGAGTAGTTTGAGTGTGTCTGCATCAAATTTCTCTCTCACACCTGATGTGGGTAACCAGTCCTCTTCATTTGATTCTGTTAGTGTTTCCCATGAATCATCATTGTGAGGTAGGAACTCAAAATCTTCCATAATATACTTCAAAGAATATAGGTGAGGAGAAACAAAACAAGGGAGTATTCACCGAGGTGACCACTGAATAGGGGGAATAAATCCTTACCCTTGTTTGTTTCTCCATTATTAATATAACAGATGTTACCTAATAATGCAAGTGGGGTTGTGACACTTATCCAACTGGTGGTTCGCCTGGTTGTCCTGCTACCTGTCCTTCCAGATCAAACTTAGATGCAGCAGTATTTGCAGCATCAAGTTGATTGATTACTGCCCATGCTGCTTTAATATCTTCTTGTTGTTTGAATAAAGCAGAATTTAACAATCCTTCCAATGCAGATATTCTCTCATCCATATTACCAACAGTTTGTGATAATACCTTCACTTGTTTGCGAAGACTATCAATACCTTGTAACTTTGCGTCTAGGTTTGCTTCTGGAGAAGCAAGTGTTTCGTATGCCATAACTAATCTTTAACTGATCTATTTATTGTGTAAGTTGTATGAATTTAGATGCGGATACTATTACCATAAAGGATAACATTGCCACTACATCATATGCTTTAGTTCTTACAAAGAATGGTATGCTTAATAAGCATGCTGTTGCATGTAACATTGTACCATAAAATACACTTACATGCAATACAATAAAATAGGCAGATACGACCAAAACTGATCCTATCTGCCTACTAATCGTCACTGTTCTCATTATTAATTGCCAATGGGTGGTTCGTAATCTTCAACAAGTAACCAATCATACTTATCAACATTTGATTTACATGAAGGACACTCAGTTGCAGTCCAATCGAAATGATATATTCGACTTGCTACTTTACATATAGGGCAGGTAATTAGTTTCCCTTCTTTACCTGCTCTTGTGTGTTTTGTTACTTTCCTCATCTTAAGTACAGATAACCACCTGCCCAATCGCATTGTGCAAGCATTGCTTCACGTTGTCTGATGATTCGCATATCATATCTAACATGTTTCGCAGGTGATTTCCAAGAAGCAGGTTTATAAACTTCACCAGTCTCCTTATCAACAAAAGCATGAACTCCACCTTCTCTACCATTATCAACCTGTATAATCTTATGATATTTCTTACCAGTAGTAATATGAAATTCCATATTGGATTCACCATCCTGTAACTTCTGGATTCTATCCTGTAAGTATTGTGATGGTTCATTGGAATTAGATCTCATTGCAGATCTTAATGAATAACCTCTATACTGATCTTCAAGAGCAACACAGAGATCATTAGTCCATCTTAATACTCTTACTTTCATCTCTGCTTTCGCAGTGAGTGTGGATAATGATGTCATAAGTCCTTTTCTTGATTACTTTATTAGTATAACCCATATTCTAGGGTTGTGACAATATACTGTGACACTTAATTAATTGACACCTATCCACACCTTAAATGCCCACCACAACAGAAAAGGTACAATCACTACCCATAAATGGTAAAAGAGTGTTATCAAAAGAGTACCAAGTATGATCCAACCTGTTTCTGAACTAGCAATACTTGTAACAAAAGGTGTTACTACACTAGGTCTATTCTCTGGAATTACATGAACATCACTTGTACCATATCTTGCCTTTGCTTCACTTAACGCATCTTCTCTGTTAATACTTAAACTTTCAAAGGGAACATTTACCCTCCTATTAGTTTTAGTTGTTGTAAATAATCTCCAATTGAACATGATTCACTCCATATCAGGATGTAGGAAGATTTGATTACTCATTCTCTTCTTGTTAAGTTCTAATTTCTGTTCTTCTGTTAATGGTTGAACATTCCATCCATAATCCCATCCACATACTGTCTCAGGCATAATGTTCATTGCAATAGTTACCCGATCATTTCCTTGGTTAGTGTTATAACCATGAAGTACATGTGATGGAAACAGAATTAAGTCGCCCTCCTTGCATTTCATTTCACCAACCTGATTATACATGGTCTTGGTCTCAAATGGCAAGGAAATGTTAGGAACTGTTGCAAACATCCCTCCAACATGACCCATCGCCTCTCTACCTACAAAATAAGTGTTTGCATGAGTATCATTTAAATTCACATAATATACTCCAGAGATAACAGAATTAACATGAGTATGTGCTTCTTGTTTTCCACCTTTATCGCAAACATTAATCCAACTATCTGTTACAATCATTCCATTCTGTAAATATTTCCCCATAACATCTTTTACAAATATTTTTGATTGTTCTTCACACCAACTTTTCAATTCTTTGAACTTATCATCATGCAATAATGAATAGTAATCTAAATGATACAAAAAATCGCCACTTTCACTTGTATGGGGTGACCCAGACTTCACAGCGAGTTCATTTAAAACTAGCGATTTTATGTCTTTATGAAAAGGACATGAAACTACACCCAAAGGAGTAGGCAAAATAGGAAATACATCCATCATCTGTAGTTCTTACTCGTGCTCATTCTTTCTTTTCTCTTATCATCCATATATTCAGTTGGAAATGGAACAGTATTAAAACTAAGAGTGAATCTATCTTGATCTGTGTTATTAACTCTGCTACCATGTTCTAACCAAGATGGAAAGATAATCAAATGATTATTCTTAAGTGCAACATCATGCTCATAATTTGTATATGGAGTTTGTGCTAAATGTGTCTCACACATTTTATATGGAGTTAATGGTGAGATTAAATACAAGTTACCATGATCTCCTTCTGGTAAGTCCCAATAAAATGCACCACTAAGTACACTTCCCTCATGTCTATGTCTGTGAGTAAATCCACCTTTAGGAAGTATATTGTACCACGAACCGCTCAACATAGTATCCCAATATCCAGACTTCCTACAATAATCATCTAGGCAATCTTGAAATGCAAATAACATTGGATGTGCAACTTCATCCTGTAATGGATCCCAACCACCATGAGAACTAACACCATTAACTGCTAATGAGTGTGGGTTATTCTTACCATTGTTTTTAATATGATCTGTAAAGTCTTTGAGGTTTGGGTGAGTAGAGAGATCATATTCTTCTACTAATGTTGGAAATAAATTCATACTTACAAATAAACAAAGTTACCTACTATTCTACGATTAGCATTTGTACATGTTGTCCCACCATGCTTATATCTGTTTGGAAATATTATAACTCTATTCGCCTTACTCTCCACTCTAGCACCATCTTCAAAATATGTATAACCATCATTGTCATTCATGTATAGGATACAGATATTAAGATCAACTGGTTTATCATCCTGATCTATTACATCATAATGTAATGGTGATTGTACAATCCCTGATGTCTTAGATGTAGCATTAAACTTTACTCTTGTTAATCCCAATGGACTCAGTTGTGATACCACTGGTCTTACATGTTCCCAATAATCCGAACAAGGTTCGCAAGAATCGTAGAACATATGAGAGTATTGAGGACACCCATCATAATCAATGGTACTATCACTATGAAACCAAGGCAATCTCTCACCCAAGAGAAACTCTTGAAGTTTTAAGAATATATCCTCAGGCAAGAAGTTATCATATAGAGTCACACATTGATCCATCACTCTATATTAATCCCTTCTGACCTTAATGTCAAGGACATCCATTGCCTTACTCATATATTCAGAGGTATCGACAGTGGCATCTATTTGTTTTTTGTCGTGGTCATCACGATGTTTAAGATAGTTTTGATCGGGTCTCTTAGTTGGATCCAATATTATACTATCAATCTGTTTTACTATCTCCTTCATTACCCTTCTCACTTTCTATTACTTGTAACATTTCCAAAGCACCTTGTACTTTAAGAAACTCTTCCTTCTTTAATTCAAATTGTTTCTGTAACTCTACAATTTCTCTTTGGAGTACTTCTGCTCTCTGAGATAGAGTCTCTTTGTGGTTAGTCATTAAATTAATGTTCAATCATAACTATTATACCATATTTAGATCAATAAATACATGTGAGGTATAGTATCTACCGTAAATGACTCTGGAAACCAACTATTCAGCAATTGAAGAACAAAAAGAAAATGAGATGGAGGCAAATCCAGATCTTTACAACGGTTCATTCACTTATGCTCACTATACTACTGGACAAGATACTCATCTGTACAAGAGTTTATCTACTGTTGGTGATTTCTATTGCAAAATATGGTATCGTAATGAAGAGTTTGATGATGATAGAGTAAATGGTGAAAGAAATGTTATAATCGTTGGTACTCCAGAGGGTGATCCATTTATAGGGGATGCTGAAACGATTCACAGATACCTTGACATGCCAGGATCAGTATTTGTTAATGCACAATATAGACAACAACTAACTGACTTAACCTATTCCAACAGGGATCTCAAGGATTGTGTTAAATTCCTCTCTGCATGTATAGGTAAGTATAATGGTAATAAAGATACAATCAAACTTGTAGATACTAATAATAATGAACTAACATATAGTATGGTGTATGATGAAGAAGCACTAACTTTAGAAGTTACTGATTCAGATGCACCACTAACATTAACGGATACATTCCCCAACACAATGTCTGAGGATGCTCCTATTAAACAGTTTGGAACTAATATCGCTGGTGAAGCATCAGCAATGGATGGTGCTGTAAATAAGATTTACAATACCGTTCTTGGTAGTGGTCCTATTGGTTTTGATAACATAAAGGGTGACTTCCAAAGTGGAGATAACTCTATCAGTCAGTATTATAGAGGTGGTAATAATATTGGTAATATATCTCAGAATAATAATATACCCACTAGTGGAACAATAAGTTGGTCAAATTTCCGTAACGCATGTAATAAGATTGAAGCAAACTGTTCAGGAAACTTCGATCACTTAGAAGCACGTTGGGAGATATATGGAAACAATGAATGGGTTGCCAAAACAAATAAGACTGTTATATTAAGTGGTCACTGTGGTACTAGAGATCAGAATCAACCTGCTATTAGATTCAATAACTCTGGTGGTGGTAATACAATAGAATTTAGAATTATTGCTTCAGGACGTGTATATGGTTGGGCAGGATCACCAGCGGGATATAACTTAAGTCAGGGGCCTGTAGATGGTAGTGGTACTCTGACTAATGGAGGTCCAGGCGGTTATGCAATACACCTCGCATCATCCATCAAAATTGGTGGAGAATGGGCAGGTTCGATCAAAGGTGGCGGTGGCGGCGGAGGAAAAGGCGGTCAAGGTGGTCAAGGTGGTTGTGGAGGACACGGCGGTTCTCGAAGATGCAATGGTTCATTCTGTTGGAACACGAAGAGAGTGTGTCACAGAAATGGTGGTCAAGGTGGATCAGGTGGATCAGGTGGTCGAGGCGGATGGGGTTATGGATATAGTTGGGATGCCGCAAGTGGATGGTGGGTTAATATTCAGGGTACTCACTTACCTGCTCCTTCTGGTGGTCAAGGTGGATCAGGAGGTAGTAGTCGTGGAGGTGGATCAGGAGGAACTGGAGGAAGAGGAGGAAATGGTGGAGGATATGAGGGGCCTGGATTTAGCGGAGATACTGGTAGTAAGGGTAATAATGGTGGTAATGACGAACATGGATGTGGTTTTCCCTGTGGTAAATCAGGATCCAACGGTTCAGGTGGAACTCCAGGCGGTAGTCCCAATGGCAAATATACTACAAGTCATACAGGTGGAAGATATCAGTAACTATAGTTAAGATCGCCTTGACGCTTAAAGATAGTTGGTTGTTGTCCATTCTTTGCACCAGAGAATCCATATAACAATTCAGTCGTCAATCCATCCTTTGATGCTTTAACTACAACATCACCAAAGGTTGCTTTGATGTTTTCGCATTGTTCCCATACTTCTAACTGTTCTATCCAATCATCACTGATCCAACTATAATCCCTACTGTCATTAATAATAATACCTTTACCATCATTATATGATGATTGATATGAATTAAATACTGGGAAATCATCCATTGGTTGAGTACCATGTGGAGCATAATAATTATATGATGTTCCCATTTCAAATGAGAATTCCTTCTTCAATCCATCAGCGTCAAACTCAACATATGGAGTCAATATACTGTTTGGTGACTCTACTTGTGTTATACCTAATGTATTAAACATTTGTTGGGAGTTCTTATAAGCATGACTATTCTTAGAACCACATACTTTATCAAGTATTCCTTCTACCTCTGAACTAACCCACGCTTCTTCATTCTTATTCAATCCCAACTTTATAGACTTAAGTTTTTTACTTATCCATAGAGTACCGAAACTCCAGTCATGTCTATCGGTCTCAATATTATCAAGTATCTCTAAGTATTCTCTTAACGCTTGTGTATTAGTATTACCAGTAACAGTAGAAGCAAGTTGGCATAGTGCATCAATACTTGGTTTCAATACTGGAGGTTCATCCTCAAAATGCACCAACTCCCATTCTGGAGTGGATGGATCGTCAGCATCAAACCATAATGCTTTAGTACCATCAAGATACTTGAAGAGAGTACAATCTAATACTGTTCCATCAAATAATGTATACTGAGGTATTCCAGTTGGTACAAAGAATAGAAAAGCATACTTAGGTTTATCTACTTCAACTCCTGCCTTTATACTCTTTTTGAAATATACTCCTGAATCTCTACGTTTAGTATTAGGTTGATCCCATCCCAATTGAAACAATGCTGGATTAGCATCAACAATACTCCTGATATTTGACACATCAGTGTCATTCACCAGTTTTGGATGACGATTAGCGTCTTTAGATATACTATCAAAATCTACTGTCATGTTTTAACTCCAGTCTTGTCCTTTTTGATACGAAAACCATACAATAACAGAGTATCTAGTACCCTTAGTCACTGGTTTGACTTCATGTGGATATAATAAGTTACTTGGATATACATGTATAGAATTACTATGTTTATCTAAGTTAGTATCACCCCAGAAGCAAATCTCACCACCTTCATAGTTATCATTAATATTAAATGATGCAGTTACAGAACCAGCATCACCATCAGCATCCGTATGAATAGATAGGTATCCATTCTCAGGATATTTGCATAACCAGTATCCTGAGTATTTATCATATTCTGGAGAATTTGGTGGATTTATCTCAGAATAGTCCCTATAGATCTTAGGCATAATCTTCATCATTGCCTTATGAATCAAATCATATATCTCTCCATTATCTGGTGATAACAACTGTTGAGATCTATATCCATGTAAATTATATAAAGTCTCTTGTCTGCAAGTATCATACTCAGGCCAGTCGAATGTATCACATAACTCTAGTAATCTCTTATGATTATATTCAGGTAGGACATCATGATACGAGAACATGAATGATGACAAATATTGATTAATCATCTCACTAAAGGTGAGTTACCCTATTTAATCCGTCTGGATTAGTAAATATTGAATGATCTACAAACCCTGCAAGACAATACCTAGGTTCATTAGGTTCGTTAAACATGTGATCTTTAACAGCAGGTTGATGCCAAAGGTATGCAGGATATATAACCATCCTATTATATTTCATTGGTACATGATGATACTCTTCATACACATCTTCGATGTGTCTATTATCCATCGTAACCTCTTCATTCTTCCTAGTCTTATCAAATACATACTTCCATTCTTTATAATTCCAATATTGTTCTGTCCTCTTATATGCAGGATCAACATACTCCATGTTAGTCTCACCAGTATCTCTGTGTGAGAAGAATGAAGTGCCACCTGCACAATCCTCCTCATTGTTTAGATAAAGAACATAGGCGAACATTGCATCATCAACATGTGGATTTATAGAAGATCTTTTACATTTTTCACCACCACGAAAGACATTGACTTGATTATTAATCTCAAGATCTTGAGGTTTCTGTATTGCCCCTTTGAAATCACTAAAATTATTAATAAACCAGGCAATCATAGTGTCGATTTCCTTTAAAATTACAGGAACCGCACCTTGATGGCCTGGAGCAACTACCGTCTCATGTTCTATAACACCGAGCGGTACTTTCTTTATAATATGTTCTACAAATTTGGAGGGATTATTCAAGACATTATCAACTATGACAATAGGATGGTTGTCCCTTTCACCAATCTTACGAGTCTTGTAGTCAACGTTGTCTGATACTGCAATCCAAGAATCATCAATATAATTCATTATAATCCCATTTTTTAATATTTATTCTGGTTTGTAGATCCTCTCTGCCTTAGTTCTCTTAAGGTCATCAACCTCATCTTTGAGTTCCTTGATTGCCTCAATCAATAGAGGAACAAGTTTCTCATACTGTACTGTTAGGTACTTGTCATTACCAGGCGCAGGTCTAACTGCCTCTGGAAGAACCTCTTGTACTGCCTGTGCAGATACACCAGAGAATCTTTGATTACCACTATCTAAACCTACATCAGTCTTAGCAAGATCGTTATGTTGATAAGTGAATCCACTTAAAGTACATACCTTAGCAACTGCGTTATCGATCTGTTCGATACTTGTCTTAAGTCTCATGTCAGAGACAAATGCAGTTATATCGCCAGGAACCTTAAGATTTGAGTTACCCTCTAATCTAAAGTTACCAGAGAATGTTGTACTATTAGAAGAATTGTTATATGGAATCTGTCCGTTTCCACCACCACCTAGGTGAGAAGCAACCTGAGCAGTAGCAGCATTAACCTGTGCAGTACCAGCAGCAGTGAATGTACCATTACACTCAAAGTCTTTAACAGTTAGTTTAGTACCATTAAACTGCAAGTTACTACTTGTAGTTGTATTGTTGCTTGATTGTTGATAAAGAACCTGACCACCAGAACCCTTGACATCATCTGCAAGACCAGCAGCATCTGCCTTACCTTCAAAGTCTGGGCAAGTTACCTTGGATCCAACCGTCAAAGTGGTTGATACATCCATGTTGCCATTACAATCTATAGCAAGACCACCACCAGAGTTACTGATAATTAATCCACCATTACCACTTAATGAACCACCATTAAAGGCGTTCGCAACAATAATATTACCCTTGAAACTACCAGCAGCGTCTCTTGCAACAATACTTGCTGCGTTCTGGACGTTTGGTTCTGCGTTCATTCCATCGAGGAGATCAACGTTAAGGTTAAGAACCTTCTGTGGAGAAGCAACAACGAATGGAGCAACGTTACTACCAAATGATGCAGTAGATTCAAACTGATAAGACTTAACGTTACCAACAGAACCTGCATCAATAACCATAGACTTGTTAGATCCAGCAGATAGGTTAGTAACAATACCAACGTCAGAGTAGATCTTAGGAGAACAAACACCGTCTCCACCAGTCTTCATGTTGATCCTCTCCATCGTCATGGCATAACCAGTCAGAGAGGTAACAATACCAGAGTTAAGATTAACTCTTATTTCAGGTTGTCCTGAACCTGCATTACCACGACCACCAATGTATTGTGACTTAATAGCAGTAACAACACCAGAATTGATGTACATGTCAGGACCATAAAGGTCATCAGTGAAGTGCAAGTCAGTTGCAGTAACAGCAGTACCTGATATGTTTTCAGACCAAATATTGGTAGAGGTTAGGTTAGTAACAATACCAGCAAGACCATATAACTGAGGTGTAATGATATGATTGGTTATTCTTACCTGAGTTGCAATACCTGTGTAGATATTAGTCTCATTTACATAAGATGTACCAACATGTGCCAATGTAGTGATACCTACATCACTATAGTTTCTAGAGATGGATGCGTCAGTTGCCTTAAAGTCAGTAACAATACCATTAGTTGCATATAGATTCTTAGGTACTGTAAGTGTCTCAGCATATGCAGTTCTTGCTTCAAACTTATTAACAGTAATAGAACCAACACCAACTGTTATATCACCAACTTGAAGATGTCCAGCAAATGTACTGATTCCTGCCCATGTGGAATGCCATGAAGACTCTGCCTTAATATGTGCAGCAGGTTTGAAGGATACGTAAGTACCAACAACCTCCATGTTGTTCATTCTGGCAGTACCACCTTCATCTACGATGGTGTAGTAACCGTATGTTTCCCAAGGAATACCCTGTGGTGAAATACCACCAGTAGTATTATATCCCCAAAGATCAATTACCTTCTTAACAACCAAGGTGTCATAAGACACACCAGCAAATGACTGATTAGATGCAAAGGTAACAATACCTGATACAAACAGGTCTTTAACCTTAACAACACCATTAACTTCTAGTGAATCCTTAAAGTTGAATACACCAACATTAGACTGACCAATACCAATCTGATCTACCTTGAGGAAGTTCCTATCTCTTTCTTGTGAGATTACACCAAACCTTCTCCACTCACCTTCTGCATATATGTGTCCTAAGTATCCACCAGCATCGGGGATACCAACAAGTGACAAATCACCAGATCTCTTAGTTCCTGTAGGAGTAGAAATACCAACTGTAATTAATTTACCCTGTGGTGCATCACCTCTCAGATACATGTTGATTGCTTCAACACCCTCAGTAGAGTTACTTGTTAGTTTCTCAGTGAAATTAACAGGACCATAGAACTGTGATGTTCTATTGTTGTTGTCTCCACCCTCAACTGTGATTGATTCTCTAACAAGAACTTCATCAAATACACCAGATACTCTCTTAGTAGATTCTGCCTCAGCATCATCACCAGTGTATGAGAATACAGGTGCCTCAATGACTTCTTCCTCACCAGTAATAGAGGATAATCTCTTATATCCAGTGTAGAAGTCACCAGAGTCGTTCATACCAGTATAAACAACAGTACCACCGTCTAGTTCTTTCTTCTGAG